AAAGTAAGCCTTGCGCTTGTAATAATTGTAATTGTAAAGAGTAATGAGTTTACCAAGTTCAGGAGAAATAAAAGCAAGTCAAATGAATACCGTAGCAGGTAGATCAGCAACTGCTAACGCACCCTTGTCTGGTACAAGTTCTACTCCTCAAACTGGCTCGCTTGTAAAAATATATGCTACAGCTAATCCGCCAGTAAATCAAAGTGCGCCACATTCATTTAGTGAATTTTATGGAAGAAGCTTTGTGTCTTTAACAGCTTTTTTAGTTGGTAACCCATCAGTATTTGTTTCTGATATGTGTAATCAATTATCTTCTCAAGCAACCTATTATCATGATGGTAGCGGAACATTTCCTACTACTGGTGATATAGTTTACTTGAGCAACTCTACATCAAATCCAGTAAATGGAGGAACGGGAATACAGTGGCCATATTTTCCATCAGGCCCTAACCCACCAGACGGTTGGTTTAGAGTAACAGGAAGTACAGGAACAGTGCAATCAACAGGTAACTGCCCTTAATTTAAATTAATATCTTTGTAAAAACATTATAATGGCGATTAAATTTTTAAGTAGCGGGAATGTAACAGGAGGATTAACACTAAGCGGTGCTTTATCAGGAACATCCGCAACTTTTACAGGAGACATAACAGCTAGAGTAGGTAATTTTAAATCACCAGATGCTTCTGAAAGTATCTTAATGAATTTAGCTGCTAATAATGGTAATAATGCTGCAACTTTTAGAACAACAGCAAGTGGAAGTATATTTGAAATAAGGTCGCAAAATAGTGGAACAATAAAAATAGATTCTCCAACTACAACATTTACAGGCAATGTAATTATAGATGGTACAGCTACCATTGGTGGTAGTGACGTAATAACAAGGTCAGGGACAACTGCTCAAGGTAGGTTAGCTATATGGCAAAATGACAGTGCTATAAAAGGAGATAATAATTTGTTTTATGCTTCTCAATATTTAACTATTGGAGTAGGAACAACGGGTGGGTTTGCTGCGCTTAGAATTAATGCAGCTACAATAGGTGAAACATACTTAGATTTTACAGAGGGAGCAACATTCACTAAAAGAGCACAAATACAGGTAGACACTAATGACAATATGTATTTTAGAAACACATCTAATAATACATTGGCCCTTACGATTGATTCTTCACAAAACGCTCTTTTTAAAGCCAGCGTAGGTATTGGTACACCTCTAGCAGGCGAAACATATCCTAGACAGTTGTTAGATATAAGAGAAAGCTCAGGAACTGATTACCCTAAAATACTGGTTAAATATGATAATAATACAGGAAATACAACTGCTCCAACAGCTAGTTTGTTATTGTCACCTGGACAATTTAGTTCTGATGATACAGCACCTAGAATAGTTGGTTATAGAACAGCTGATTTTAGTTCAGCTGCCGCAAGAAGTGCAGGTTTAATACTTGGGGTTTCTCAAAACAACGCAGCAAAAGAAGCGGTTAGAATTACAGAAAGTGGACTAACTATTTTTAAATCATCATTTATAGCAGCTGGATCATACGGCGGTGAACTTAATATAGGTGGAAGTAGTGTTACAACTTTTGGTCTTCAAGCTAAATACAATCAAGGTGGCGCAACTCAAAGTACATTATATTCATCACCTGGTTACACAAGTAATGATCAATTATTTTTGTTAGGCGCAGGTGCTGGAAATACCGCTCAATTAGTATTAAAAGGAAACGGAAACGTAGGTATCGGAACGACTTCGCCTAATTTTAAACTTCATATAGAAAGTACTGGTGCTGATACTCTTTTACGACTTCAAAATACTACTACTAATAGATACCCTAATCTAAGATTCACAGCGGCTGGTGCAGAATATGACATAGGGGTAGGAGGTACTGGAACAGCAACAGGCTATGTACATAATTTTTACGTTTACGATATAACTAATTCTGCACCTCGTATTACTTTAACTCAAGCCGGCAACGTCGGGATCGGAACACAATCGCCTAATAATTTTACTAACCAAACGTCTTTAACAGTATCTGGTACGTCAATAGGTAGAGTAGATGTGCAAGTAACTGCTGGTGGAGGAGGTGGAATATATGGAAGCAGTTCACAGATGAAAATGTTTTCAAATTATGGAATGAATTTAGCATTTGAGTCAGGAACTGGTGGTGTTACAACATTTACTACAGGTGGTATAGAAAGAATGCGTATAACATCTGGGGGGGATATACAATCTAATGCTACTAGTGGTACTACTATTGGATATGGTTTTCAACTTAGTCCACAAAGTGGTTATTCGCAAATTTATATGGAAACTAACGCTACTCAAGGATTATTTATACAAAGGTTTTATAATCCAAATGGGAATGTAGGAAATATAATGCTTTCAGGTTCTGCAACTTTTTATTTAACATCTTCTGATTACAGATTAAAAGAAGGTTTACAAGACTTTGCAGGTTTAGATATGGTTTCTAAAATACCAGTTTATGATTTTAAATGGAAAACAGATGAAAGTAGAAGTTATGGAGTTATGGCACACGAACTTCAAGAAGTTTTACCTCAAGCAGTTGTAGGAGAAAAAGATGCGGAAGAAATGCAACAAGTTGATTATTCTAAAATCGTTCCTCTATTAGTTAAGTCAATACAAGAACTAAAAGCAGAAATAGAATTATTAAAAAAGAAATAAGTAACTTTGTAAAAAATTAAATTATGGCAATATTATATAAGTGGACAATCAATCAATTAAACGCTAAGATTGAATCAGATGGACAGGACAATGTTATTTATAACATTCATTACACTTACACAGGTATTGATGAGGATGAGCAACAATATCAAGCGTCAACTATTGGTGTTTACAGTGTAACTTATGTTCCTGGCACTCCATTTATTCCTTGGGCAGATGACCAAGCGTTTGAAAATGTAGTCATTGGATGGTTAGAAGATGGATTAGATACAGCTTCAATGAGAGACGGTATAGGTAAACAAATAGCTCTAGAAAAAAATCCAGTAGACGAGGATTTATATTTCACATGGAATAACCCAACGCCTCTTCCACCCGTAGAAGAATAATAATATTTTACTATCTTTACAACTTAAAATTAATCTTTAAAATAAATAAAAATGAGTCAAATTAAATTAAACGAAGAAGAACTAAAAAGAATTCAAGATTTAAACCAAGAGTTTACAAAAACTAAACTTGAAATTGCTGATAATGTTTTAAGACAACAAGCTTCATTAAAACAGCTTGATGACCTTAGAGCTGCCTTTGGTGTAGAAGAGAAAAAACTATCTGAAACCTACGGAAAAGACGCTATTATTGATTTAGCAACAGGAGTTGTTACCAAGAAAGAAGCGGAAGAAGTTGAGGCTGAAGAGGTAAAATAAATATAACATGGCTAGAATAAGTAACACAACGGCATATGCCAATATCAATCCTGTTTTAACAGACTACTTTGTATTGACAGACAAGGCTAACAACCTTGCTACTAAAACATGTACACTACAGTCTCTACAAACATTATTTGGTTTAAGCGATTCACAAGTTAGTGTTAGTGTTCCAGCAGCTTCATTACATTATTTACTTACTACCCCTATTGAATTAATTGCATCACCTGGTGCAGGTTATGTTTTACAGATAAAAGAAATGCTATGCTTTATGGATGCAGGGCCGACTCCTTTTGATTTTGCAAATGGAGCAGTTCCTAAATTAGGAACAGTAGATTTTAATACTATTCCACAAGCAACTCTAAACTCTGTAAGTGATACAGTATTCAATATTGGAACAAAAGATAATGTTACACTGCCAGCCAGCACACCGCTTACTTTAACATCAGTTGCTAATACAGCAACGACTAACGGAAACGGTACTTTATATTTTAATATAACATATCAGACACTTAAATTAGCGTCTACATTTTAATTAAATGGATATTAGAAAGATTTCAATAGGAGCAGACTATAAGTCTGGAGCCATGCATTACATAGTAGGGCAAGATGTTTTAGGTGGTTCCTATTTTATCCATTTAATTCAGCACGATCCTTTATCAAAATCTTATAAAATCTGGATAGAGAAAAACAAAGAAGTGGTTATATGGAAAGAGTTTAAAACAACTCTTCCTATCTCTCTTGAATATAATATAAACTTCTAATGCAGTCTCCATATTCTTTTATTGTACGTCCTTTGAAAGGTAAAAGGTATGACAATACAAAAGAAATAGGTGGCTTAGATTTTATAGTTAGCACATCAAAAGAAGACCATAAAGCATCTAATAGATTTGGTCAAGTTGTTTCAACACCATTATCTTACAAGGGTGATGTAAAAATTGGCGACATATTACTTGTGCATCATAATGTATTTAAATTTTACTACGATATGCAGGGAAGAGAAAAAAGTGGCAAAAGCTTTTTTATGGAAGATATGTTTTTGGTGGATGAAGATCAGTTTTTCTTATACTATCAAGATGATAATTGGATAGCTCATTCTAAATATTGTTTTATAAAACCTGTAGAAGCTAAAAAATCTTTTTTAGGAAAAACAGGAAAAGAAGAACCTTTGGTGGGTACAGTAAAGTACATTAACAAAGAGCTTATTAATTTAGGAGTAAAAGAAGGTGATGAAATATCATTCACACCAGACAGTGAATACGAGTTTATTATTAACAATGAAAAATTATATCGTATGTATACTGAAAATATTACAATGATTTTATAATGGACATAAAACAAATAAAGTCACAGATAATAAACGCAGGAGAAAAGGCGGTTATACAATTAATCAAAGTCGCCAAAGAAGATATAATTAAATATGATGCAGAAGATGAGTTAGCAGCTGATAGATTAAAAAATGCAGCAGCAACAAAAAAGCTAGCTATATTTGATGCATTTGAAATATTAAAAAGAATTGAAGAAGAAAAACAAATACTCGAAGGAACAGACATAGTTAAAAACAATACCCCTAAAGGATTTGCAGAATCAAGATCAAAATAAATTATTTTTTCCACTATATAATGTAGTGCCTAAAAATGTATTGTCAACAAAAAACAAAGCTAAGAGTTGGCAGTATGGTTATAACGAAAAGTATGATATTGTTGTTATATCTCGTTCAGGTCAAATTCAAGATATTATAAATATCAGTGGTTTAAACATAGCCCTTCCAAAACCACCAAGCAAAATACACCAGCGTTCTAAAAACACTGAAGAACAATACTGGGCACCTCACGAACTTCCAAAAGAATTAAAAAGAATACAATCAATATTTCATTGGCATGATGCGCCACCTCAATTCAAAAACACCTGGGTAGATTACATTGAAAGCGAGTTTGATAAAAGAGAAGAAGGTTTTTGGTTTATGAATAACGGTATTCCTACATACATTACAGGAACACATTATATGTATTTACAATGGACTAAGATTGATGTTGGCCATCCTGATTTTAGAGAAGCTAACCGTTTGTTCTACATATTTTGGGAGGCCTGTAAAGCAGATAAAAGAAGTTTCGGAATGTGTTATCTGAAAATAAGACGTTCAGGTTTTTCATTTATGAGCTCGTGCGAGGGCGTGAACACAGCTACTATAACAAAAGATTCTAGAATAGGCATACTGTCTAAAACTGGTGCGGATGCAAAAAAAATGTTTACTGATAAAATAGTTCCTATATCCAACAATTATCCTTTCTTTTTTAAACCTATTCAAGATGGTATGGATAAACCTAAAACAGAATTAGCTTATCGTGTTCCAGCATCTAAAATTACTAAAAAAAACATGTATGTATTAGATGAGCAAGAGCTTGAAGGATTAGATACAACTATTGACTGGAAGAATACATCTGACAACAGTTATGATGGTGAAAAACTACAATTGTTAGTTCATGATGAAAGTGGTAAGTGGGAGCGTCCTGAAAACATACTTAATAACTGGAGGGTAACTAAAACATGTTTACGTTTAGGAAGTAAAATTATTGGTAAATGTATGATGGGCTCAACATCAAACGCACTGGATAAGGGTGGTAAAAATTTTAAAGATTTATTTGAGTCATCTAATTGTAAAAACAGAAACTCTAATGGACAAACAAAAAGTGGGCTATATAATTTGTTTATTCCAATGGAATGGAATATGGAAGGGTTTATAGATATTTATGGTATGCCTGTTTTTAATAATCCTATAAAAAAAATAGTTGGCATAGATAAAGAAACAATTACACAAGGCGCTTTAAACTATTGGCAAAATGAAGTAGACTCGTTAGCTTCTGATCCAGATGCTTTGAATGAATTTTACAGACAATTTCCAAGAACAGAGTCACATGCTTTTAGAGATGAAAGTAAACAATCGTTATTTAATTTAACAAAAATATATCAACAGATTGATTATAATGATTCATTAAATATTTATCATCATGTTACTCAAGGATCGTTTCACTGGAAGGATGGCATTAAAGATAGTAAGGTTATTTGGACTCCAAATAAAAGAGGAAGATTTTTTGTAACTTACATACCTAAAGCTACGCTTCAAAATAATGTTATAACTAAGAATGGTAAAAAATATCCTGGGAACGAACATATAGGTTCTTTCGGATGTGATTCTTATGATATATCTGGTGTTGTTGTTGGTAAAGGCTCTAACGGAGCTTTGCACGGAATGACAAAGTTTAGCATGGATGATGCACCTAGCAATCATATATTTTTAGAATATATAGCTAGACCTCAAACTGCTGAAATATTTTTTGAGGAAGTTTTAATGGCGTGTATATTTTACGGCATGCCTATTTTGTGTGAGAACAACAAACCTCGTTTATTGTATCATTTTAAAAATAGAGGATATCGAGGATATAGTTTAAACCGACCAGACAAGTCTTATAATAAGTTGTCTAAAACAGAAAGAGAATTAGGGGGTATCCCTAACACTTCTGAAGATGTGAAACAATCACACGCCTCAGCTATTGAGTCGTATATTGAAAAACATATAGGTTTAGATTTAGAAGGTAGCTATAGAGATAAAGACGATATGGGTAGTATGTATTTTCAAAGAACGCTAGAAGATTGGGCTAAGTTTGATATTTCAAACCGAACTAAATTTGATGCGGCTATAAGTTCAGGATTAGCAATTATGGCTAATCAAAAGCACCTATACACACCTGTACAAAAACAATCAAAAATAAGCATTAACTTTGCAAGATATAATAACAAAAACTCAGTAAGCCAATTACTTAATAGATGAAAAAAGTAGACATAAATATTCAGGCTGCTGCATTCCCAGATCAATTTGTTTCTGATGCTACTAAAGACACTATGGAGTATGGTTTACAAATTGGTCAAGCGATACAATACGAATGGTTTAGAAGAGATAATGGCTCTTGTAGATTTTATGATCAGTGGGGTGAATTTATGCGTTTAAGATTATACGCTAGAGGAGAGCAGTCAATAGCCAAGTACAAAAACGAATTAGCAATAGATGGTGATTTAAGCTATCTAAATTTAGATTGGACACCCGTTCCTATTATACCAAAGTTTGTAGACATCGTAGTTAATGGAATGTCTGACAGACTTTTTAAAGTTAAGGCTCATGCTGAAGATGCTATGTCTGCTGAAAAAAGAAATGAATTTCAAAAAGCAATTGAAGGAGAAGTTCTTGCTAAACCGTTGTTTGAGCAAATTGAAACAGATTTTGGTATAGATGTATTTGAAACTAATCAAGAAGATTTACCAGAAAATGACGAGGAAATGGAGTTGTTTATGCAAATGAAATATAAGCCAGCCATTGAAATAGCAGAAGAAGAAGCTATAAATGTTCTTTTTGAAGAAAATCACTATAATGACACTAGAAGTAGAGTTGATTATGATCTAACTACTATTGGTTTAGGAATTACTAAGCATGAGTTTTTACCAGGACAAGGTGTAAAAATTGATTATGTTGACCCCGCAAATGTTGTTTATAGTTATACAGAAGATCCTTACTTTAAAGATTGTTTTTATTGGGGTGAAATTAAAACTGTTCCAATGACAGAATTGATTAAAATAGATCCTAGCTTAACTAATGAAGATTTAGAAGAAATAGCTCAATCTAGTCAATCATGGTATAATTATTTTAATACCGCTCAGTTTTATGAAAACAGTATGTTTTATAGAGACACTGCTACTTTAATGTATTTTAATTATAAAACAACTCATTCATTTGTCTATAAAAGAAAAAAATTAGCAGACGGTACATACAAAACAGTAGAAAAAGACGATCAGTTTAATCCTCCTCAAGAAATGATGGAAGAAGGGAACTTTGAAAAAGTTACTAAAAGAATAGATGTTTGGTATACGGGTGTTATGGTTATGGGGACTAATATATTGTTGGAATGGAAATTAGCAGAAAACATGGTAAGGCCAAAATCGGCAAATCAATTTGCGATGCCTAATTATGTAGCATGTGCACCTAGAATGTACAAAGGCCAATTAGAGTCTTTAGTTAGAAGAATGGTTCCTTTTGCGGATTTAATTCAAATGACACATTTAAAAATACAACAAGTTGTTTCAAGAGTTGTGCCAGACGGTGTGTTTATTGATGCTGATGGTCTAAATGAAGTAGATTTAGGAACAGGTAATGCTTACAATCCTGAAGATGCATTACGTTTATATTTTCAAACAGGTAGTGTAGTCGGCCGAAGTTTTACTCAAGATGGTGAATTTAATAACGCTAGAGTTCCTATCACGCAACTTACTTCAAATAGCGGAGCAAGTAAAATGCAAATGTTGATTGCAAATTACAATCATTATTTAGACATGATTCGAGCAGTCACAGGTTTAAATGAAGCTAGAGATGGTTCTACACCAGATCCAAATTCACTTGTAGGTGTGCAAAAACTTGCCGCTTTAAATTCAAACACTGCTACTCGACACATTCTTCAAGGTAGTTTGTATATAACTAGAACAATTGCAGAATGTTTATCAATTAGAACAGCCGATATTTTAGAATATGCTGATTTCAAAGATGAATTTATTATGCAGATTGGAAAATATAATACTAGAATTTTAGAAGAAATAAAAGATTTATATCTATATGACTTTGGTATATTTATAGAAATGTCACCAGACGAAGAAGAAAAAGCTATGTTGGAACAAAATATTCAAATGGCTTTATCCAAACAAGATATTAATTTAGAAGATGCAATAGATATTAGAGAAATTAATAATCTTAAAATGGCTAATCAATTGCTTAAATTAAAAAGAAAACAAAAGCAAGAAATGGAGCAAGAGCAAAAGATGCAAGAACAACAAATGCAAGCTCAAATGCAAATGCAAGCGCAACAAGCTCAAGCGCAATTAGAGTCTCAAAAAATACAAATGGAATCGCAAGCTAAAATTCAATACAGACAAGCAGATGTAGCTTTTGAAATTGAAAAACTTAAAAATGAAGCTGAATTAAAAAGACAATTAATGCAAACTGAGTTTGAGTTCCAAATGCAAATAAAAGGAATGGAACAATCAAATTTAAGTCAAAGAGAGCAGAATAGAGAAAAGGCAAAGGATGATAGAGTTAGTTTACAATCTACTGAGCAATCTAAATTAATTGAACAACGTAAAAATAATTTACCACCAATTAACTTTGAGTCAAACGAAGATAGTTTAGATGGTTTTGATTTAGCTGAATTTGAACCTAGATAATGTTTGAAAATTTTAGTATACAAAAATATAAAACTTTAAAACACCCTCCTAGTTCATCTTTAAAAACACTGAGTGAAATTAAATTTTTAAACTCTAAACAAATAAATTCAGGCTTTGCACAAAAGTATGATAATATTGAAAGGGTGTTTAAAGATTTGTTTAATAATAAATCCAGGAAATATCCATCTGAGCTTGTAGCTAACTTAATTAAAGAAAGCTCAAAGCCTATTTTAAAAATAAAAAATTACCATAACCGAGAAAGGCCTAATGTAGTGGCAAAAAACTTTGGCATAAATTTACCTTATGTAAAAATGTCATCAGCTCAAACAGCTGCATTCCCATCAGGACACTCAGCACAGGCTTTTTTAATTAAAGAAGTTTTAACCGATATGTACCCTGAAATGAATCCTTTGTTTGTTAAGGCAGCTGACAATATTTCTAAAAGTAGAATTGTTGCAAACGTACATTACAATTCAGATAAAGTTGTTGGTGAGCGACTTGGTGTTGATTTATATAATCACTTAAAAAATATATAAATTTTTGTTTAACTTTACAAAAAATATAATCTAATGGAAATCAAAGTAAAAGACTTAGGGGCGGTCAAAGAAAAGTCTCGTGCAGAAATTGAAGAACAATTACTTCAAAAACATGAAGAAAAATTTGAAAACACTGCAAAACCTACTGAAACTGTAGAAAAAGTTGAAGTAGAAAAAGAAATACCAGCTACAGAAGAACCTGTTGCTGTTGAAAAAGAAAACACTCCCGTGCCAGAGTTAAATGACACAGACGTTCTTTCTTATATTAAAGATAGATATAACAAAGATATAAATTCTGTTGACGAACTATTTGCGGAAAAAGAGGCAAATGAAGAATTACCAGAAGATGTATCTGCGTATTTTAAGTACAAAAAAGAAACTGGTCGTGGTATTGCAGACTTTTACAATTTACAAAAAGACTACAGTAACATGGACGAAGACGATGTACTAGCTAATTATTATTCTGCAACTGAAGAGGGGCTGGATGCTATAGATATCCAAGATATTATAGTAGACAAATTCAGTGTTGACGAAGATGTTGACGACCCTAAAGATGTTAAAAGAATAAGGTTGGCAAAAAAAAGAGAACTTGCGAAAGCTAAAAAGTTTTTGAATGAACAAAAAGATAAATATAAAATTCCGCTTGAGTCGAGTGGGGATGGGTTATCTGCTGAACAACAAGAAAATTTAAATGCTTATAAAAGTTACATTGAGGAATCTCAAACTGTTGAGGAAAAGCAAAAGAAAAGGTATGATTATTTTTTAAATAAAACTGGTGAAGTTTTTAACAACGAATTCAAAGGTTTTGATTTCAAAGTTGGAGAAAATAATATTACTTATAAACCTGGAACTTCTGACGAACTTAAAAATGTTCAATCCGATATAAATAATTTTGTCGGTAAATTCATGGACAAAGAGGGTTTAATTTCAGATGCACAAGGTTATCATCGTTCAATGGCTGTAGCCATGAACCCTGAAAAGTTTGCTCAATTTTTCTACGATCAAGGTGTCACAAATGCTGTAGATAATGTTTCTAGAAAATCTAAAAATATTAATATGGATATGCGACAGGCTCCCCAAACCGTTTCTAAAGACGGAATGAAAATAAGGCCAGTAGGAAATACCGATAGTGGAAGAGGACTTAAAATTAGAAGTATTAAAAGAAGTTAAACATTATTAAATTATTAAAATTATGGCAGTAAATGCAATCCCTGGTTTTGATTTGCAACCAAGTTCACAACAAGTGCCCTTGTCTACAAATTACATTCCTAGCTCAGGTTTTACTTGGGTACAACAATATCTTCCTGACACTTACGAAAAAGAATTCGAGCGTTATGGAAATAGAACAGTAGCATCATTCTTAAGAATGGTAGGCGCTGAAATGCCTTCTAATTCTGACCTTATCAAATGGGCAGAACAAGGAAGATTACACACTAAATATGTCAACTGTACTTCAGGAGCTGCTGCTGCTGCTGGTTCAGGTGTTTGGACAATCAACAATGCTCTTGAAAATTTCAACCCTGCATTGGCTGGAACTCCAAACCAAGCATCTCTTAGAGTAGGACAAACTGTAGTTATTTCTGACAAAACTGTTGGATCTAACCTACAAAACAAAGGTATTATTACTGTAGCACCTACAGCTGCTAATCCAAATCAAGTAACAATTGCTTACTATGAAGGAGGAGGTCAGCAAATGGCTGCTGGTGTAAATTGTGATATCTTTATATACGGTTCTGAATTTAACAAAGGAACTAACGGTATGATAGGTTCTAACGAAGCTGATGATTTCATCTTTGAGAATAAGCCTATTATCATAAAAGATAAATACCAAGTATCAGGATCTGATATGGCTCAAATAGGTTGGATAGAAATTACAACTGAAAATGGCGCTAGCGGATACTTATGGTACTTAAAGTCTGAGCATGAAACAAGACTTAGATTTGAAGATTATTTAGAAACTGCTATGCTAGAAGCTGTACCTGCTGCTGCTGGTTCTGGTGCTGGAGACTTCTTACAAGGAGTTGGTGCTGGAGCATCTGTTGCAAACCTTAATGGTTCTGACGGTGTATTCTTTGTAGTAGGAAATAGAGGAAATGTATTTGGTGGTGGTAACCCACAAAACCTAGCTGCATTTGATTCTATTATCCAAAGACTAGATAAGCAAGGAGCTATAGAAGAAAATGTAATTTTCTGTAATAGACAATTTTCATTTGATATGGACGATATGTTAGCTGCACAAAACTCTCACGGAGCGGGTGGTACATCATATGGTCTATTTGATAATGATAAAGACATGGCTTTAAATCTTGGATTTACAGGATTTAGAAGAGGTTATGATTTCTATAAATCTGACTGGAAATATCTTAACGATCCTACTATGAGAGGTGGAGTAAGCGCTGGTGCAATCAACGGGCTTTTAGTTCCTGCTGGTTCAACTACAGTTTATGACCAAATCTTAGGTAAGAATGCTAAGAGACCTTTCTTACATGTTAGATATAGAGCTTCAGAAACTGAAGACAGAAGATACAAAACTTGGATTACTGGTTCAGCTGGTGGTGCAAGAACTTCTGACTTGGATGCGATGGAAGTAAACTTCCTATCAGAAAGAGCTGTATGTACTTTAGGTGCAAACAACTTCTTCTTATTCCAAAACTAGAATTACCTTAAAGTTTATCTCCGTCTTCGGACGGAGGTACTCTTTATTTTTTATAAATCAAATTAAATTATATTATAATGAAAAAAAAGAATACACAATTAGTAGATAAAGCATATAGACTAACTAGAGAAGAAAGACCACTTTCTTATATGCTTGCATCACGACACTCAGCAAGATCACCACTTTTATATTTTGACGAAGAGCAAGGTCTCAATCGTCCTTTAAGATATGCAAGAAATCAAAAAACTCCTTTTGAAGATGAACAAGATGGAAATGCTATTTTAGAACCTGTTGTTTTTGAAGATGGAATGTTATTTGTTGCTAGAGAAAATCAAATACTACAAAAGTTTTTACACTATCACCCAGGGAATGGAAAGGTGTTTGAAGAAATAAATAAAGCTCATGATGCCGCTATAGAATTAGAGCATGTAGAGCTAGAAATTGATGCGCAAGTTTTAGCTAAAGATTTGTCAACTGAAAAATTAATTTCAGTATGTAGAATACTTATGGGCAATCAATCAAACAATATGACTATACCTGAGTTAAAAAGAGATATACTTATCTACGCTAAAAACTATCCAGAAGATTTTATTGATACAGTAAACGATCCCATGTTACAAATGCAAAATGAAGTACATCAATTTTTTGATGCAGGGTTTTTAAATTTAAGAAATAACAATAAAGATGTTTATTACAATTTACCCAGCAACAAAAAGAAAATGTTGACAGTACCTTTTAATGAAGATCCGTATACAATAACAACATCATATTTAAAAAGTGATGAAGGTATTGAAGCATACAAGTTCTTGAAGAAGCGCTTAAAAAAGTAAATAAATAAAGATTATCTTTGTGGTTTATTAACCCATTAACATTATTACCTATGGAAAAATTTATTAAACTATTTATATCAGGCAGCGGACAAGATGTTGGATATAAACTAATCCCCGTGAACGGAATCGTGGAGATTAAACAAGAAAGCACAACAAAAGTTAACATTTTTTACAATGAACTTTCTAGCGCACAGGCAGCTGGTTCTATTAATTATGGAGCTGACGCAAGTCAAACAGTACCTGCTGTAACTAATGTAGTGCAGTCTTTTGAAATTACTCATGATGCAATTGCAGCTAATACTTCTTCATGGAAAGATTTCTTAAATGAAGCGGTAGAAACATCACTTACGCTTTCATGGCAACAACCAGTTCACACACCATTAGGATATCCTAAGAGTGCTGCATCTGGTAACCCACCTTCTACAATCACTGGAATTGTATCAGGCGTTAAGGCAGCTGGATTACAGACCACATAAGTTTTTTACTTATTAAATTAAAGAGGGGTTACAAAAAAGTAACCTCTTTTTTTTTGACTATATTTGTAAAAACAATTTGAGATGATTAACTCAGTTAGAAATACAGTTTTAGCTATAGCAAATAAAAATAATTATGGATACATAGCTCCACAAGATTTTAATCTATATGCGCAACAAGCGCAAATGGATATGTTTGAAGATTATTTTTATCAGTATAATAGCTGGATAGTAAAACAAAACCAAAGAGTTTCAGGAACAGGATATGCTGATATAGTAAAAAGTTTAGTAGAAGTTATAGATAGTTTTTCTGTAACTAAAGGCTTGTTAAAACAAGGGAACAATATGTATTACTTGCCTGAAGATTACTATTATATTAATAAAGTAAACTTCTACCCTAATTTTATTGTATCAGGAACTAACAATATGAACACTGTAGTTAATCAAGTAGGGGATTCAAACTCTACTTTTATAACAAGCGGAGTTTTACCAGGACAAATAATAGTTAACACTACAGCGGGAAGTACCTACAAGGGTTTTAGTGCTTATGTGGTTAGTGTAGATAGTCAAACACAATTAACCTTAAGCACAAATATTTTACCAGTTGCAACCCCAGCTGCTGCAAGTGGAAATACTTTTTCTATATTCACTACTAATGGTATCGTAGAGGCTGAAAGAGTAAATCAAAACAAAATATTTTATTTAAACAATTCACCTTTAACAGCACCATCTACTGGGTATCCAGCGTATGTGTTAGGAGGTGCAACTAGTGGTATTACGGGAGTTTCTACAACAGGCAAATTAGGCAATAGTATATCTATGTATCCTACTACTTTAACGACAGAAGGCTCGATAATAACTGAATATGTAAGATATCCATTACCTCCAAACTGGACGTATGCTACAGTGTTAGCAGGTGGCGCTCCAGTGTTTAATTCGGCGGCAGCGGATTATCAAGATTTTGAATTACCATTATCAGATGAGCCTGCAATTGTAGCTAAAATTTGTCAATACATAGGTATTGAGATTAGAGAAGCAGATGTTTATCAATTTGGTCAAGCAGAAATAGCAGAAGATAATCAAACACAAGGATAAGATATGGCATATATAAATGATTACGCATATTACGCAAACTCAGGAATTGTTCCTGAATCAAAAAATTGGGGATCTTACCAATATGTTTCTTTGAATGATATAGTTAATAATTTTATATTAATGTATCAAGGGAATAATTCTCTTATTAATAACATTGAAAGATATCAAGTATTGTTTCATGCAAAAAGAGGTATTCAAGAATTGAATTACGATGCAATGAAAGAGATTAAGATATTGCAAATGGATTTAGGTGAAGAGTTAAAATTTATTCTTCCACATGACTATGTGAATTGGGTAAGAATATCTCAATTTGTAAATGGAGTTTTATTACCATTAACAGAAAACATTCAAACAGGCTGGGCTTCTACTTATTTACAAGATAATGATGGTAAGATTATATACGATCAAGATGGTAATGTTTTAAAACCACAAGATTCTCCATTAGACTTATCATTTAGAAGTGGAGCAACAAGCATATACTTAAACGCGGACAGTCCTTATGACGGTCAAGAAGGTTATAATGTGGATGGGTGTTGGTATTTTGATTTTGCAATAGGTAGCAGGTTTGGGTTAAATACTGAAACCGCAAATAATAACCAAACTTTTTCTATCGACAAACAAAGAGGAGTTATAAATTTTAGTTCAGCAAAATCTGGGATGTCTATAGTTTTGGAATATGTATCGGACGGAATGGAAAGAGGGGTAGATGCTGATATTAGTATCAACAAGCTTTTTGAAGAATTTATATACGCATATATTAAGTATTCTATTTTAAACAGTAAATTAGGCGTTCAAGAATATATAGTTAATAGAGCTAGAAAAGACAAGTCTTCTTTATTAAGAAACGCTAAAATAAGATTAAGTAATATTCACCCTGGAAGACTCTTGATGAACATGAGAGGAAAGGATAAATGGTTAAAGTAAAATGCCAATAGTAACTACAAATTTTATCGCTGGTCGAATGAACCAAAGCGTGGATGAAAGATTAGTTCCACCAGGCGAATATGTTTCAGCAACAAATGTAAGGCTAGGAGCAACCGAAACCACCGAAATAGGTGCGTTAGAAAACTCTAAAGGAAACACAAAGCTAACCACTCTTCAATACAATAACGGAACTTTGCTTGCAGCAGACGCTTTATGTATAGGAGCTTTTGATGATGGAGCTAATGAAACCATGTATTGGTTTGTGGCTTCAGACGCAGTGGATATGATTGTGTCGTATGAAGTTAAAACCACGCTAGTAAACTATCATGTAGTTGATACTGGTAATGTTTTAAATTTTGATTCTAAATATCTTATAACAGGTGTAAATAAAATAGGAGACTTATTGTTTTTTACTGATGATAAAAATCCTCCTAGAAAAATTAATATTACAAGGTCATATCAAAATGTTACGGCAGCTGACTTAAATGTTATAGTTCAACCACCGCTTGCAGCGCCTACTATTAGTTTATTTACACAAGCTACTGAAGCAAATTTTATGGAAACTAGAATGATATCTTTTGCTTATAGGTATCAATACCAGGATGAAGAGTATAGTGCGTTATCTCAGTTTACAGATATTGCTTTTGCACCAGGTGTCTTTGCTTACGATCCAGCTACCAACCTTAATAAGGGAATGATAAATATTTACAACGCTGTAAATATTGGATTTAATACTGGTAATTCAAATGTAATTGGAGTAGATTTAGTTTTTAAGTTTGCCAACAGCAATATAATTAATGTAATAGAAAAATTTAAAAAAGCCGATTTTGGTTGGCCAGATAACTCAACTCAAACTCAAGTATTTACAAACAGTAAAATATATACCACTTTACCAGAAAGTGAGTTATTAAGATTATACGATAATGTACCGTTGATTGCGAAAGCACAAACCATTATGGCTAACAGACTTATATATGGTAATTATGAAGACGGAAGAGATGTGGTTGATAGTGATGGTGTTAATTGTAGAATGAATTATGTTGCTGATTTAAATACTGAAGAAATACAAACATCAGACATTGGGACATCGTTAGGAAGTGGATTAGATTACACGATTGATACCACACAAACAGTAGCCAACTCTACTTTAATTTTAGATTTAGCGGGTGTTAGCACTACTTTAAAATCAGGTGCTGTTTTTGCAGCTTCTATTTCATATCAAAAAGATAGGTATACTGGTAACGATGGAACGGTTACAGGTAGTCAAGGATCAACTGTAATAGACTTTATATACACATTACCTCAAGATTTTTCATCAGTTCAAGAATTAGCTACTAGCGACTCTTTTAAATCAGCTATACTAACAGGTTTTCAAACAGTTGGAAATTGCGCTACAGGAACAACTTTAACAGATTCTTTTAATTGTTCGGTTGAAAACCCTGCTGAAGGAGATCCAGATATAACATGGCAAAAAGATGAGTCAGGAATTACAGGGTTAAATCAAGGTATTTTAATAACATCAGGCCCTGGAAGTAATGTTATTACACTACAGCTTCCAGCAATGAGATTTTCTGACATAGAAGGAACAGCGCCTACCCCACCTTACCTGTACGCATACTATAAAATTATTAGCTCTAACGCAACTTTTATAGTAAATTCTAGTATACAAAGTTTACATAGTAACAGAAACTACGAAGTGGGTATAGTGTATATGGATGAATACCTAAGAAGTACTACAGCTTTAGTGTCACAAGGTGTTGACCCTACAGTTTTTGTTCCCGCTAGTAATTCAACATTACAAAATAAAATTAAAGTTACTATTCCTACATTTCAAAATCCTCCTGCATGGGCTACAAAATATAAATTTGTTGTTAAAAAAGCTGAAGGGCCTTACGAAACTATTTATAGTAATTTTTATTATTCTGATTCAACAGACAATTCTATTTATTTTAAGCTAGAAGGTCAAAACCAAAATAAAGTTAAAACAGGAGATATATTAAGGATAAAGGCTGATAGTTCTGGTGCACTTGCTCAATTAGCAGTTGCAGAAGTGTTGGGGGTTGAGGCTAAAGAACAAAATTTTTTAACACCTTCAGCAAACGTAAGAAGTAGCGATAATAGTGTAGAGGCGTACATAGCTGAATTACCAGGGTTGTATATGCAAATGAAACCTACTTCGTTTTCGGTAGACACATCAGATGACACAACTTTTTTTGATAGCGGACGAAGAGTTACTTGCAGAAAAAATAGTGAGGGATTTCCTGGGATTCAACTTCCTTGTTTTAAAACATCAGCTGATGGACAAACAAAAACTAATTTAGCAATTCCTGTAGGGAGTATTGTTAATTTTAATATTGAATTAACTAGAATAGGTCAAAATGGTGTAAATAGAAAATGTGGAAAAATATTTTACATATACGACAAGACTTTTCAAGCTAGTCAAGATTATAATAATATGTTTGATTTTGTCAATGGTGAAAATATAGATTTTAAAGGTGGTACGTTTACTAATTTTGATGATGGAGGTGACCCAACTATTGATTATATAAATACTATAGGAAGCCAAAACCCATCTAGTATTAGAGGAATTCATCAATTTCAGTTTATTACAAGCGATGGTCAAACACCAGGTAATACTAATGAATTACAGCTAGTTGTTATTAGCGGGGTATCAGGATGTTTTGGACAAAAAAATTCGTGTGCAGATGGAAGGATTACAGTTCAAATCGCAGACTCACTAATGATTTTTGAAACCACTCCAATTGACATTGATAATGATATATACTATGAAAATGATACTTGTTATGACATAACAAATAATCGACATATGTCAGGTTCTTCAGCAACTGACCAAAATCAAACTGACGTATTACCAGCTATTGTAAACTTAGGGTTTTTTGATTGCTATGCTTTTGGTAATGGAGTTGAAAGCTTTAAAATTAAAGATTCATTAGTTGGTCAATCTTTTGATTTAGGGCAAAGAGTGACATCTGTGTCATCGCAAGATTTTAAAAAAGCTGACAGGTTTGCTGGGTTAACATACAGTGGCACATATAATGAAGAAACTAATATAAATAAACTTAACGAGTTTAATTTAGGGTTAGTTAATTTTAAAGATTTAGAAGTAAGCTACGGTGATATAGAAATCTTACACGGAAGAGAAACAGATGTTCTTGTTTTGCAAGAAGATAAGATATCGTATGTGCTAGCTGGCAAAAACTTATTATCAAGCGCAGCAGCGGGAGGAGCAATAACTAATACAGCAGAAGTTTTAGGAACACAGATAGCTAGAGTAGAAGAGTTTGGGATTAGTAATAATCCAGAAAGTTTTGTGACTTATGGTTTTGATAAATACTTTACAGATTCAAAAAGAAATGTAGTGTTAAAATTAAGTGGATCTGGGCAACAAGAAAGTTTAGAAGTAATTTCCGAAATAGGAATGAGATCGTTCTTTAGGGATATGTTTACGACTGGATTTCAAACACAAAAGCTAGGAGGTTTTGATCCTTATATGAATGAGTTTGTGTTGTCAAGCAATTCATTAGCTATACCTGTTGCAGTAGTGCCTATTAGTTGTGGTGCGACTATATCAAGACAAAATGTTACAGACGCATCGTCTTACACACTTTCTTTAGGTAATGCTCAGGGTTCTGTTGTGTTTAATTTTGACGTTACAGGAACGGTAAATTTACAAGTGGTTTATAATAGTGTTTCTGTTATTAATCAATCTATAACAGGCTATAGTTCTGTTAATTTTATTAAAAGTTCTTCTACACCAACTACAGCTACGGTAACAATTACACCTACAGGTACAGCATCGTTTGACATTACACCTCAGTGTCCTCAAACATCAGAGTTAAGGATTGTTCAAATAACCTTAGGTTCACCATCAGATGATAATAAGTTTATTCATAACGAATACTATTGGTCAGAAGGTTCTACTAGTAGCCCAGTATCAAGTGAATTAATTAATTTTATAACAGACACTACAACTCCAGTAGAAAGTTGGATTCAAAATATAGGGCAATCTTCTTTAGGGGTTTTTCCACCAAGTGGAGCTACTGTTAAAATGCAGTCAAATAAAAAAGATTTTGATGATTTTGTTTTTGACCCTGCGGTAGATAAATTTAAATATTTAGTAACAGCTGTGGGTTACGTTGAGTCACAATGGGCAACTATTGATGCAGCTGCTACCACAGCCACACCGATTGTAAATCCATCAACTGGCGTGTATGAAGCTTCTTTTACTTACACTAACACAGTGCCTGTAGCATTTCTTTATTTAATATGGGATTATAGAAACCCAACAAGTATAAGTTTAAGGTACGGAGCATCTGCTGATATTGCGTGTTGTTCTGGCCCATCTGCTACATACTTTTTAGACACATCTGATTTCGCAACCGCAACAGCTGTATTTTCAGATTCAACATTACATACTAAAGCAGGTGATCAATATTATCAAATAGGTAATACTGTAAGAAGACAGTTAAATGGCGTGTTAGAATTAGCCACTTCTTGTGGCCCTTGTGGCACTACAATTCCATTGTGCTTTGGTAGTTCGGCAGATGATGTGTGTTGTACGGCGTGTACATATTCCTCTTATAGTTCTTCTTTAATGTCTACTACAAGATCAGGTGCATGTGGGTTGTCTCAAACGGCAACATATTATCATAACGGATCTGGAACAACTCCAGTAGTAAATAATTTTGTTTTCTCTGACGATAAAGGAACTACAAAATTAGGTGTAGGATATTATTCTTTAAGTGCAACTTCAGTAATTTATGTTAACTCTAGCGGAATGGTAGAAAATTTATTAACTTGTTAAAATTATGGCAACTGACAATACATTTTATATAGACGCTACAACTTTTGCAAATGCTACGGCTGTTTATACAGACCAGGCTTTGACAGTAAAAGCAGCTGATGGTTTTTATCAAGCGCCAATTGAAGGAGTTGTAACGTATAGAGAACAAAGCGGAGGTACTTTAGGTACAGCTGCAAACTGTACATGCGCTGTTAGTCAAGTTTTAGATTTTAATACTTCACCTACTAATTTATGTTGTGTAAGCCAAACAGGAGTTACATATTTTATTGACCAAGGAACTACGTTTGATACAACAACAGGGCTATATACAGACGCAACAGCACAAACTCCTGCACCTGACAATACATATCAGGTTAACGGAACAACAACTTACAGAGTACAAAGTGGAGGAAGTTTAGGTGCGGTTACAGCTTGTGCTACATGCCCTGTATCATGTGGCGCTATATCTATACCTCAAGGAGCACAAGGATCTTATAGTTTAAACGTAACCTTAGGAACAGACGTAGGTTCGGTAGTTGTTTATTTTAACCCAGCTTCCGTGCCAGATGGTGTTAGAGGAGTTTACGATAGTACGAGTTACAATGCGTTAGCAAGCCCTACTAATGGATATATAAAATCGACCAGTGGAGTAGCCGATGCGTTTACAATTATAGGTAATGCATCTGACGTATGTCTTCCATCAACACCAAACACTACAACATATAATTACTATGACTCAATCGCTAATAACGCTTGGGTACAAAACGGGACAGAATCAGTAACTATAAATACAGGAGATGTTCAAGGAGGAAGTATAAGTGAATATAGCTCTTTAGTAATACCTAAACCAAATGCCAATCCACAAACTATGGATTTAAAAGCTCTAGGCCCTTGCTCTGGAACAGTATTTGGGTTAGAAATTGTTTGTCCAGCTAGTCTTCCATCTTGGTCGACAAGTACAATTGCACAAAACGGTACTGCTAATTCAGCATGTGCAGGTTCTGGTGCAACTGCATATTTTGTAAAACAATATACAGATAGAAATGATGCTAGTGTGGTATTGCCAATAGTTCATAACTGGGTATTCTCAGACAGTACAGGCGCTACAGTATTGCCTAATGGGTTTTACAAGATAACTGCAACTACTGTAGCTCAAGTAGCTAATGGTGTTGTTACAGCTATCACAGCTTGTTCAGGCGGAAATGTATCATTTTCTAGTTCTGGGGTTCAATCTACTGTTGTTGCGGCATGTGTTGATACAGTAGATGAAACTTATTTCCATAATGGATCAGGTGGTGCAGGATCTCTACCTTCAGCTGGTAATACAGCGTGGTCGGATAACGGAACTACAGTATTACCTAACGGTATATATAAACTTAACGGAACGTCATATTATGAAATTACAAGTGGTAATGGAACTGTAGCAGGCCCGTATAGTTTTGCTTTAGGTGTAGCGTGGACAAGTAGCGTTTCAGCTGCGAGTGTAAATGCTGCATGTGCTTTATCAACCAGTACTACTTTTTATCATAATGGAGGTTCGGGTGTTGATCCTGTGGTTAGTAACACTTGTTATACAGACGCTTGTAAAAGCACAACACTACCAGATGGCTTTTATAAAACATCAAACAGTACAGTTGTAACAATTTCTGGTGGATCTGGAAATGTATCAGCAGTAACAACTTGTGTAACTTATTATTCTTTTGCAGTACACCAAGTAGCTAATCCTACACTAGCTTGTAGTTATAGTGGTACATTAGACGAAACTATTTATACTACAATAGGAACAGGCCCTGCACCTGGCGTTATAATTTATAGTGACCAGTCGGGTACAGCCGTATCTTCAGGAGTTTATGTTTATCAAGTGGTTGGAACAAATGCGTACTTTGCTACGTTAGGCACTGGTGCTGTAGATAGTAACGGAGTACAGAGTTGCCCTTAAATAAATAATTATGTCAGTAACAACATTAACATACAGTAACGATAAAAGAACACCAGGGTGGCCTTCTTTTTATTCATATATTCCCGACTACATGAAAGGTTTAAATGGATTTTTTTATACTTTTAAAAACGGAGAACTTTACAGGCACAATACTAATGAAACTAGAAACAATTATTATAACGTACAATATAGTTCAAGTATAAAAAGTGTATTCAACCCTGAACCTACTCTAGCAATTAAATTATTTAAAACCATGTCTTACGAAAGTGATGACAAGTGGTCAGTAACACTAACAACAGACTTAAATGCAGGTTCAATGTTAGGAACATACTTTGAGCAAAAAGAGGGAGAGTGGTTTACATATATTAGAAGTAATTCAGGAGCAGTAAATTGGAAGCTTAGATCCGCTCAAGGTATTGGAGTTGCTTCTGCTGTATCAGGCCCAACCTCTGCGCGAGAAATTAAATTTACAGAGCCTATTGGTAATATAGTAAATATAGGGGATATTGTGTATGTATCAACAAATAACGCAGGGGTGTACACAACACCAGTGTTAGCGTCTGCAATTGTATCTAAAACAAGCAATAGCATTACTATTGATGTTTCACAGAACCCACCACCTGTACCACCATTAGCAAATCCTCAAGCTGGCGATGCTATATTAGCTTATAAAGATAGTGTTGCGGAGTCAAATGGAGCAAGAGGATATTACATGGAATTTAATATGACTAACGACAGTACCTCAGCAGTTGAGCTGTTTTCTGTAGGTAGTAGTGTGATGAAAAGTTATCCTTAGAATTTCTTATCTTTGTTCATATTTGATAAAATGGAAGTATTAGACTCTAGTGTTGGGCAAGAAGTTTTAAAAAGTATTCCGTTGATTAGAGGAATGATGTGGGAAAAGATTGAAACTTTTAAAAATCAAATAGAACAACTGGAAGGGTGTCTTACACACAAGCCTGGTGAAATACAATCAGACAAATTGAAAGATACATTTCCTATAAAACAACATATAGAAGGAGGAATGTATACAAGAGAAATATTTATGCCTAAAGGAAGTTTAGTTATAAGTATGATACATAAACAAAACCATCCTTC